TGATTACAAGGTGGGCTGGGAGTGGTTACCGCTTCGAGTAACGTCTTACCATCAACGATGCCATCCGGCTGATACGGCTTCGCATCCCAGATAGCACGCCTAATTGCATCGGCATCATCGTTTTGTAACGCATCTGACGCATCCTTGTATTTGTCCAATCTTGCAATGAAGACCTTACCCGTTGGTAAGACTGACGCTGCAAGTTCTGTAGCTCTTCGTCCGGCTTCATCGTTGTCGAAGAACAGGACAATCTTCGCGTAGCCTTGTAGTAAAGGTATTTGTTTTTGAATGTCTTTTTTAGCTGACGCTGCGCCATGTGGTAGCGAAACCATCGGCCAGTTTTCCATCGCTTCATAACAGCTCGCAGCATCTAATTCACCCTCAGTAATAACAATACGGTTGCCAGTACTAGGGAATAAATGCTGACCAAATAAGGTGTCAGTGGAAACTCCTTCATATTTAAAATCTTTAGTTTTAGTTTTTATTTTGAAGCCTTTAAGGCATCCATCGCTGTCGAAATAAGGGAAGCGTAAGTATGCATCGTCTCTGTAGATTTTGTAAAACTGGCATACCTTTTCGCTAATTCTTCGTTTGTGCAGCCTTTGGGCTGATCCTTTGAATTGAACATTTGTTTGCATGGGTAGTTGTTTTTCTTGTCCATCCCCAGCAGTTCTAGCTTGACAACTAAAACAATAAGTATGCCCGTCTGTATATACCGCTAGGGCATCAGACGAGCCACAGTCTGGACATGGTTCGTGTCTAATAAATTCGCTTTCAGTCATCGAAGCCAATCAATTGGTATGGCGTGAAAAGCACACCATTTAATTCCATATCTCTGACACCACTTTGCGTAGGTTGTCTTTGATTTTTTACTAATTTTTTTATAAGGGTCTTGAAAGACCATCCTTAAATCTATTTCATTCTCTGCTATTACTTGTTTAACCTTACGGCGGTCTTCAGGTCGCCAGAAACCTTTCGTTTCAAGGCATATGCCATTAGGTAAAACAAAGTCAGGTGTGTATTTATGTTGAATCGTATAAGGGAAGCTAGTCCCCTCATACTCATAATCAACACCTAACTCACATAAAAGATCAGAGACTTTCTCCTCTAATCCTGATTTAAACATTAGAAGTCGTCTTCTTCTACTGAACTAGGAGTTGTGTCAGGAGTAACATTTGGATCATCAGCTTTAAAGCCAGAAGTTTTTCCAAACAACTCAGCTACACCACCTTCATCCAAATCTCCTGTATCCACTCCAGCACCGGTTTGAATACTGACGATTTGTACACCCGATAGCTTAAGGCTAGTGCCATAGGTAACGCCATCGCGCAATATATAAGGCTTTTGATGAAAGCCAAGCTTAACTTTTGATCCTTCATATACTGGTGTATCTACGTTTGTAATTGGTGTACCTTCGGTATCAACTACTGGTGGTCTTTTATCCTCAGCCCAAGAAAATTTAATTATGTATTTTCCATCGCTAACCTCTTCCCAAGGTTCTGGTCGTAGAGTTGAACGCTTAGGATTCTTTAATTTTGATTCTGCCCATTTAAGACAGTCAGCTCTTTCTTCCTCAAGTGCATTAACTACATCACTTCCGACTACAGCCTTAAGTGAATAGCCAAATTTACTTGGCTTTAATATCGCCTGATAACCTTCAAGAGTTACAGGACTAGGTGTTACGTGTATGTTCTTCATTAACAGAAAAAATAAGTGGATTCAATTACCTCGGACGGTTGTAAGTCTCCGATAATCGGTGGTTCAGTCTCTGCTCCAATTGCTCGGGCAAAGTCTTTTAAGAAATCATGCTCTGCAAAGAGGTGCATGTAGGTATCGCGTACTAAGGTGGAGAGATAAGTCATATCTGTAGCTCGGCATAAGACACTATCGTGTATCAAACTTATTGGTGCATCGAATCTTGTAGCAGACAAATGTAGCAAACTTGCATCTAATGAATGTATTAAGTTTGGTGCAGTTGCGTTCTTGTGATGTGCAAGATCAACTCCTAATTCTTGATCTGGAATGCTTACTCGTAAGTTTGTAGTTCCAAATAATTGCATCTTTATACGTTTCCAATCTTGTTTCATTAACTTTTGAGTTACTCTAAAACCAGATGGAGTAATCCACATTAATTCTTTTGCTCCATTTCTAATCGCTCTACTAACCTCGGATTCTATCCATCGCATAACTTTCATCGGTCCCGGGACAACAACTTCCATTGCATTCCTAACCGCTTGAACTATTTGAGTTAGTTCTTCTTTCTCTACCTCTATGTCTATATCTTTGAATGCATCTCTTATATACTGCCTATTGCTAAAAGGTTTAGCATTGTAGGGTATTGTCATCACACACCTTTTGGTTTTTTTCCTATCCCAGTAAGGGCGTAGTCTTTCAGGTATATGAGGACGACTTTCATCAGCTATAACTTGATATGCATCTTGAGGTTTATCGCTTGGTATTACATTGACCAAACGTGCTGTGGACTTATCCCTAGCTAGACCAGCCAGTATCTGTAGACCTGAACATGTAGCGTCAGTTGCCACGGGTAACCCCGTAGTCTTCTTACCAGCTATGACAACAGAATAGTATTCGTGACATGCAGCAAGAAATTGCCAAGGTTCATCAGCTGTTTCCCAATCTCCAATGTTATTAATTGGATCTTTAGCAACTCTAATTATTATTTGTTTATTTTCCTCAATAGACACCCAATCTAACCGTTCTTGCATAGTTGCTTTATCAAGACCATAAGTAGTAGCTACTTGAAAAGCTAACCACTTAACTCCATCTTCAGTTATCTCTGCTTCCTCACTAAACCTCAGTAAACTTTTACCAAAGTCTGTGTCTTGAGGAGTTAAGAAACTAGGTATAGGGTAAGCTCGTCCGCGATAATCAAATGACCATGGTATGTAGAAATCTGTATCTTCAAACTCTCTGACACAATTCATTGTCATCCTAGTTCGACAGGATATTCTCCATTCGTTAGCGTTCTTATTATGTGCTATTGCAGCATCTCTCTTCCATTGCTTCTTACTATTTTTATTAGTATCAAAGTCAGCTGGTTTTGGAGGTATTGGATGATTGATAACAGGTCTAAACTTTCCTACTTCAATTTCTTTTTCTTCTAACTCTTTAGCAACTCCAACTACGAAATCACTAAGTCTGTATTTTACCTTTTGTATTTGGTTTAAAAAGTCGTAAGTTGTTTTCCCCTGTATACGTAACACTACCCCTCTTCTTACCATTTCATGACAATTAGTTAGTTGATTTAGGTAGTAACCTCCGTCATGTAAGTTTGTCCAATCACGAGGTTCAATAAGCATTGGTTTAGTTAGTGGACTAAACAACTCTGTAATCCTGACTATCTCTTCCTTATGTTTATTAAATTCATCTGTTGTTATTACAAATGCATCTGATTTCTTACCAATCTTTTTCTCTACACTTTCAAACCAACCAGATGATCGTGCTAGACAATTTAATAAAAATCCTCCTAATTTTACTTTCCATTCTCTTGTCCAAGGTTTCCAAGGAATAATGTCATGCTTATTCATTATGGTTTGCATGGACTTGCGTTTGTATTCTGTTCCTTTAGCTTGATGCCAATAAGTTTCTTTTAATGCAGCAAATAATGGTGGTGCTATTCTCTCATAATATTGCATCTGACATTCAGCTTCTATTGCACTACCAATAGATTCAGTTACTCTTACAACTAATTGGTTTTTTCTTCTTGGAGAAAATACTTTATCAAATGTAAGTTTGGCTGCAATAACAGCTTGCGACTCTGTATCAAGTGCAAATAAATAAGGTAACAAGCCAATAAGATGACCAGCTCCCTTAACAGCTGTTAATTTTCTTTCTTCTTTTCTTTTATTTAAATATTCAACAAATGTCGGCAACAATGTAGCAATAGAAGCAGAACCATAAACAGTTGCGGATGCGTATTCTTTATTTTCTAAGTGAAGGGTGTCCTTCCTTAATTTTTCTAATCCGCCACTTATTTGATTACGTTCTAATGTCTCCTGCTGCTCAATTTCAGCACGTAAAGGCATGTATTTTTATTCGGTAGATTATGGATATTTAATTATGCTAAGGTGTATAATTTCAAAACCGTTGCAATAAAAAAGCTCTCAGCCTTGCAGCTCAGAGCGTATTCAACATTGTATTCAGATTACGGGAGATTTTAAGTCCGGCGCGTCTACCAATTCCGCCACACTCCCAAGGGAACTGCGCGTATTTATTGTAACTGACGCACTTAACATATCAATAATCCGTAATGAAAAATGCTGATTTTCGCACCTAGTAGATGCGGAAGACTACACATATGCGAAGTCTATAGAGTTAGCTCTCTTTGCTAAGTCCTTGTCATTTGCATGCAAGTATCTTTCTGTAACGCGGGTCGAGCTATGACCCATGTGAGTGGCAACCTCAACAATATTCAAACCTGATTGAATAAGTAATGTTCCACATGTATGTCTAAGTCCATGAAATTTCCATGGGCTACCTTCGCCAACTGGTTTGCCTAAATGCCTTAAGCATCTATGCCACCAACTCCTCATCTGGTCATCATTTAACCAGTCATCACCAAATGTAAGTCCAAACTTATTGTTTGCCATACGCTTGGTCAAGATAGGGAGTAAGGATTCATGTATTCCTACATAACGTGATTCACCTTTTTTAGCTTTTGCATTCCTTACTGTTATGGAGCGTTGATCTATATCAATGCAATCATTAGTAAGTTTTAGAATTTCTCCTTGTCGCATTCCTGTTAAGACTGCAAACAAGATGATGTCTCCTAAATCGTCATTAGCTAAGGTGTTACGTGCATATGAAATCATCTTTGCGACTTCATCTGCTGTAAATGCGTCCCTGTCATTACGTGTTTCTGCTTCGTTAAATCGCTCAAATCTAGGGATTGTCCAATCCTGTGATAGTAGCTGATTCTTCTGACAAAATGATAAGACTGTTGATACTGCTGAGACATACCTATTTAGGGATGCATTGGCTAGTCCTTGTGCCTTAAGTTCATGACAGTCCTCTAACATCAATCTATATGTGATCTTATGAGGATCGAAATCCCAATGATGGAACTCCGTAAATTTACCTGAGTACAAAATTGCAGACTTTCGCCCACTTTTTTGCCAACTAGGACGCTTGGTGAGTGTGTATTTACGACACTCTTTCCATGTAGCTTTAGTCATAAAGTTGTGATTTGAGAGATTCGACTAAGGCTTTACCTTCTTTGGTCAAGGCTAGAGCATACCTTCTACGACTAGAAGGATCTCTCTCCTTGCTAATCAGGTTCATGCCTTTTTTGGTTTTATAACGATGGATCTTTGCAAGATAGTCAGTATTCCTACTGCCTGCTGCATTGGAGTATCCAAGTGCTTCTTCAAGTGCTTGCTTATGACAGTTGTCATGCGAAGCAACATACAAGAATGTAAGTTGTAATTGAAGTGGCATTTCAGGGTCAAAAATACTAAACGTCTTCATACATTTGAAGAGTTTAAGCATTTTATTATCAGTTATCTGATTCCTGAGAGGATCGGTTGTTCGTTCCATCGTCTTGTGGTGGGTTTTGCCCTTTCGGACACGTGTATTGTATCACTAATCTACCTACATGTATATCAAAGTCGCAGAACTTCTCATCGTCTACGCCAAGATAAAAATTTCCTTTGCTGAAAAGTTCCATTTTGAAATAAAGAATAGTTTTAGTTTAATGCGTGTAAGTAATTGTGCCTACGGATACAAAGTACAAACTTATGTAACATCTAGCACTTCTTGTTCTATAACTAGATTATCATCTAAAATTTGCTTCTGCATAATGTCAAGTATTTCTAACCTATGAGGATTTCTGTATAGCTCGCTACTTAATGTGCGGTAGTTTTTAGTGAATGTTTTTAGGTTCATCGTTGTTAAAATCAAAAGGTAATTCGTCAGGTTTTAGGAAGTACATTCCTTCCATAGTGCATACGTACATTTCTTTGTTATCTTTCATTGCACGTTTCATGCGTTGTTTAGTACCACGTTCGGTGTTGTAGTAAAACTCCTCGACCTTTCCTGTTTCTTCATCCTTCGTCCTTACTAAGGCATAAACAGAATCAGGAAGTTCATAACCATATATTTTCCAGTCTTCTAACTGTTCATATGGCATAGGTATGAAAAACTGGTCTGGAGTGTCCTTGATTGCTCGCCAATTATTTGGGAAATATTTCCTTTTTTTCATTTTTTTTCTTTAATGGGTTTAACATCTAAAAGTGTGTGACCGTAATGATCGCAGAAGTTTTTAGCATGCCAAGCGGCATCCTCGTCACTATTTAAGCCATCAAAATAGCCAGTTAAACTGTCACCATCTTTAGGTTGATAGTGAAATTTGTAAGTCGTCATGGCGAGCCTGTTGCGTCCGTGTGATGAGTGTGAAATACCTGTACCTTTTGGGCGGGTTTATTGACTGTCAGGCTTAGTCGGATAGTTACTCCATGTCTTTGTTCATAAAGGCTTCGCGGTAATTCTTTACAGCTTGAGTAATATCTCTGTCTTGATCGACATAAATCTTGCAATATCTATTGCATCTAATCAGATGGTCATAAGACCAATCGTCATACATATCAGCAATTTGATCGGTATAGTCAGTCTGGTTAGTCATTAACTTCTAATGCATAATCTGCTTCTGGTTTCATTCGGATAGTATCGACCTTGCCTACCTTTTTAAGATTTAATGCTCTTAATTTTGCTTGTTTAGGATTATCTGCTTCTATGTGGTAGAAGTCATAAATAAGTTTCTTTACTCGCACTTCGTATCGCATCTTAAAATCTCCAATAATTCGTCTACTTCCTCTCCTTTAAGAGGATGTTTATGTTTATGTTTTGACCAGTAACCAGCTTCCATAACTAATATTTCAAGGTTACGTTGCTGTATGTCAGTAAGTTCTATAGAAGGCATTAAAGATATTCCTCCATTACTTCTTCTATCTCAGCCTTACTTAGAGGGTGAGTTAGTATGCTGTCTTTTGATCTATCTAAAGCATCATGTAAGATAGTGCATAGATTCATAGCAGCTCTATACTTCTTAATTTCTTGTGTATTCATAGCCATATGGTGTTCCCCTCCATGCGAAAGTCTCCTTTTTCCTTGATTACTGGGAGCTGTGGTTCTGGTTTAAATGTGTTCTCAAGTATTTCAAACTTCAAGGCT